TGATATTGTAGTTAATGGAATGTCTGACAGATTATTTAAAGTTGAAGCATATGCACAAGATGCAATGTCTCAAGCAAAGCGTTCTAAATATCAAGACATGGTTGAAGGTCAAATGTCAGCAAAACCAATTCTTGAAAACATTTCTAAAAACTTTGGAGTAGACCCTTTTGTTGTTGAAGCGGATAGTCTTCCTGAAACTGATGAAGAACTTCAGTTGTTTATGAATTTAAATTATAAACCTGCTATTGAAATAGCTGAGGAAGAAGCAATAAATACTTTGTTTGAGGACAATCATTACCAAGATATCCGAAAAAGATTAGATTATGACATAACAGTTTGCGGTATAGCTTGTGCAAAACATGAGTTTCTAGAAGGTAACGGTGTTACAATAACATATGTTGACCCTGCAAATTTAGTATATAGTTATACAGAAGATAAACATTTTAAAGATTGTTTTTATTGGGGTGAAATTAAAACAGTTCCTATAATAGAGTTAATGAAAATTGACCCATCATTAACTAATGAAGATTTAGAAGAAATAAGTAAATATAGTCAAACATGGTATGACTATTTTAACACAGCACAATATTATCAGAATAGTATATTTTATAGAGATACTGCTACCATTATGTATTTCAATTATAAGACCACAAAAGAGTTTGTTTATAAAAAGAAAAAGTTAGATGGTGGCGGAGCTAGAGTCTTAGAAAAAGACGACCAATTCAATCCACCTGAAGAAATACAACAAGAAGGAAATTTTGAAAAAATTAGTAAACGAATAGATGTTTGGTATGAAGGCGTAATGGTAATGGGTACTAATTACATTTTAAAGTGGGAGCTGTCTAAAAATATGGTTAGACCTAAGTCTGCATCACAACATGCGATGCCTAATTATGTAGCTGTTGCACCTAGAATGTATAAGGGTAATATAGAGTCTTTAACAAGAAGAATGATACCTTTTGCTGATTTAATTCAAATAACTCATTTGAAGCTACAGCAGGTCATTGCTAAAACCGTTCCTGATGGTGTTTATATTGACGCTGACGGACTTAATGAGGTTGACCTAGGTACGGGTAACGCTTACAACCCTGAAGACGCTCTACGGCTCTATTTTCAAACAGGTAGCGTTGTAGGTCGTAGTTATACTCAAGATGGTGAGTTTAATAACGGTAGAGTACCGATTCAACAGTTAACTTCTAATAGTGGAGCAAGTAAAACACAAATGCTCTTAACTAACTATAATCATTATATGGATATGATTAGAACTGTTACAGGATTAAATGAAGCTAGAGATGGCTCTACTCCAAATCCTGACGCTTTAGTTGGTGTTCAAAAATTAGCTGCACTTAACTCCAATACTGCAACAAGACATATACTTGATGCTAGTTTATATATATATAGAACTCTTGCAGAAGCATTGTCATATAGAGTGGCAGATGTTTTAGAATATTCTAACTATAAAGAAGAGTTTATAAATCAAATAGGAAAATACAATGTTTCTATATTAAATGAAATAAAAGATTTATATATATATGATTTTGGAATATTTATAGAAGTTTCACCTGATGAGGAAGAAAAAGCCATGTTAGAACAAAACATACAAATGGCTTTATCTAAACAAGATATTAACTTAGAAGATGCAATTGATATCAGAGGTTTGAGAAATATCAAACTAGCAAATCAATTGTTAAAAATGAAACGTAAAAGAAAAAAAGACGAAGACGAAAAAAGAGAAATGACTAAACAAGCTGTACTTGCAAAGCAACAACAAATGTCTCAGCAAATGGCTGCACAAACTGCAATGCAAAAAATTCAAGCTGAAGGTCAAATGAAAATGCAATACAGACAAGCAGATATAGCATTTGAAATAGAAAAGCTAAAAGTTGAAGCTGAATTGAAACGTTCTTTGATGCAAGAAGAGTTCTCTTATAATATGCAACTAAAAGGACAGCAAGATGCTGCTTTAGCTAAACGAGAAAAAGACAGGGAAAAAGCAAAATCTGATAGAATTAGTCAACAAAATACTGAGCAATCAAATTTAATAAATCAGAAGAAAAATAATTTACCTCCTCAAAGTTTTGAATCAAATGAGGATAGCTTAGATGGCTTCAATTTATCAGAATTTGACCCAAGATAATAGCTTAAAATAATTATAACATATTGTTTAACTTTGTAAAAAATTAAAATTAAATCCAATGAATCTAGAAAATATTAAAGTAAGAGAAGTAAGTGGACCTGAAAAAGGGAAAGCTGAAGTCGAACAAGAGCTTTTAGATAAAGCTGAACAGCAAGTTGTTGAAGAACAAGAAGTTGTTGAAGAAAAAAAAGAAGATACTCCTGCATTAGATGATAATGCTGTTTTAGAGTATTTAGGAAAAAGATATAATAAAACCATCAATTCGTTTGATGAGTTAATGCAAGAAAGAGAAGAGCAAGAGGTTTTACCTGAAGATGTTTCATCTTTCTTAAAATATAAAAAAGAAACAGGTCGAGGAATCGAAGATTATGTTCGTTTGAATAGAGACTTCGATGAAATGCAACCTGATAATTTGTTAGCCGAATGGTATTTGGCGACTGATGAAGCTATAGATTCAGAAGATGTGGATGCTTTACTAGAAGAATTTGCTTACGATGAAGATGTAGACGATGAAAAAGTAGTCAAAAAAAGGAAGTTAGCAAAGAAGAGAGCTGTTGTTCAAGCTAAGAAGTATTTTAATGAACAGAAAGAACAATACAAACAACCCCTTGAGTCAAGTTCGGTTGTTAGTTCTGATGACAATAAAAAACTAGAAGAGTACGAACAATATCTCAAGAGTGTGAGAAGTAATGAGGAAGCGGCTAGAAAAAAGCAAGAATGGTTTTCTAATAAAACTAACGAGGTTTTTTCAAGTGAGTTCAAAGGTTTTGAGTTTACCGTAGGCGATAAAAATGTTACCTATAGTCCGGGTGATGCATCTGAGTTAAAAGCAAAACAATCTAATGTTTTAAATTTCATAAATAAGTTTATGGATGAAGAGACAGGATTGATGAAAGATGCACAGGGTTACCACAGAGCTTTATCACTAGCTATGAATCCTGAGAAGTTTGCCAAATTCTTTTATGAATTAGGTCAAGCAGAAGGAGTTGAGGATGTAGTCCGTAAAACAAAAAATGTTAGTATGGATATTCGCAAGACTCCTGAAACTGCAACAACTCAAGGAGGAATGAAAGTTAGAGCTTTAAACACCGACTCAGGTCGAGGTTTGAAGATTAAAAGTATGAAAAAGAAATAAGTAACAATTAAAAATTATTAATTATGGCAGTATTAGCAAGTCCAACGTTTCAGTTGCAGCCAAGTGCTCAACAGGTAGCGTTGTCGTCAAACTATATTACTAATGCTCAATTTAACTTTTTGAATCAGTATCTTCCTGATACTTATGAAAAAGAGTTTGAGAGATATGGTAATAGAACTGTTTCATCATTCTTAAGAATGGTAGGAGCAGAAATGCCTTCTAACTCTGACCTTATCAAATGGGCAGAGCAAGGTAGATTACATATTAAATATGTAAACTGTGTCTTAGGTGGTGCAGGTGCAGGTGCAGCTTCAGAAACTTTTACAGTTCCTGCAGCACAAATTGACCCTGCAAGACAACCATCAGGTTCAGTAGCACCGGCAGGTGCAGCAGGACAAATCGGTATCAGAAAAGGTCAAACAGTAATGATTTCTGATGATACAGCAGGTTCTGCATTAAACAACAAAGGTATCGTAACTGCAGTTACAGCAACTACTTTTACAGTAGCAATGTACGAAGCAGCAGGTTTAGCAGCTTACGCAGGTACAGTATCAGTTTTCATTTATGGTTCTGAATTTAAAAAAGGAACTGTTGGAATGGAAGGTGGATTAATTTCTAACGACTTCATTTTTGAAAACTCTCCAATTATTCTTAAAGACAAGTACCAAGTATCAGGTTCTGATATGGCACAAATCGGTTGGATTGAAATTCAAACAGAAGATGGAGCAAGTGGTTATTTATGGTATCTTAAATCAGAGCACGAAACTAGATTACGTTTCGATGATTACCTAGAAACAGCTATGGTAGAAGCTGTACCGGCAGAAGCAGGTTCAGGTGTTGCTACTCAAGCAGTTTATGCAGATGCAGGTAACAAAGGTTCTGAGGGTGTATTTTACGTTGTAGAAGAAAGAGGTAACGTATGGGGTGCAGGTAATCCTTCTGATTTAGCAGGATTTGACAGCATCATTCAAAGATTAGACAAGCAAGGTTCTATTGAAGAAAATGTAATTTTCGTAAACAGAGCTTTCTCGTTTGACATTGATGATATGTTGGCAGCTCAAAATTCATATGGTGCAGGTGGTTCTTCATATGGACTATTTGACAATGATGAAGAAATGGCGTTAAACTTAGGATTTACAGGATTTAGAAGAGGTTATGACTTCTATAAGTCTGAGTGGAAATACCTTAATGACCCAACAATGAGAGGTGGCTTAGTTGGTGGAGCAATCAATGGACTATTAGTTCCTGCAGGTTCTACTACAGTTTATGACCAAATTTTAGGTAAAAACGCTAAGAGACCATTCTTACATGTTAGATATAGAGCTTCAGAAGCTGAAGACAGACGTTATAAGTCTTGGATTACAGGTTCTGCAGGTGGAGCTTCAAACAAAGATTTAGATGCAATGGAAGTTAACTTCCTATCTGAAAGATGTGTTTGCGTTCTAGGTGCTAACAACTTCTTCTTATTTAAGTCATAAGAAGTATATATATAATTAAGGGAGGATTAACCTCCTCCCTTTTTTTTTAACTTTAATTAAATTATAAATAAAATGAAAAAGACAAAAGAATTTGTAGATAAGGTCTACCGTTTAGTAGGCAATAAATTTCCCTTATCTTTTATGTTGGCTACACAACACAGTAGAAGATTCCCATTAATGTATTTTGATAATGAAACAGGTGTAAATAAACCTTTGCGTTATGCAAGAAACCAAAAGTCACCATTTGTTGATGAACAAGACGGCAATGTTATTTTAGAACCAATTGTGTTTGAAGATGGAATGTTAGTTGTTCCTAAAGAAAACCAAGTGTTACAAGAGTTTCTTTCAATTCATCCACAAAACGGTGGTGTTTTTGAAGAAGTTGACAAAGGTAAAGAAGCAGCTGAAGATGTTGAAACATTATACGCTGAAGTAGATGCATTGATTTTAGCAAGAGAAATGACACTAACACAACTAGAAACTATAGGTAGAGTTTTGTTTGGTGACATAAACAAGCTAACTACAGCTGAATTAAAAAGAGATATGTTGGTGTTTGCAAGAAGACATCCTTCAGATTTAGTAAACATGGTAAATGACCCTATGTTAAAATTATATTCTAAAGTTCAATTATTTTTTGATAATAAACTGTTAGTTTATAGAAATGGTAAAAAAGATGTGCATTTCAATACTACCTCAAACAAGAAAAGAATGGTTAGTATCCCATATGGCGAAGACCCTATATATATAGTGTCATCTTTCCTTCAATCTGATGATGGAATTGAAGCATTGAAACTGCTTGAAAAACGTCTAGAAGACAAGTAATATAAGAAGGGGATGAAAAAATCATCCTCTTTTTTTTTTGCTTATCTTTGTAAAAAAGATAACAGATGATACAACAGGTATATGATGCTGTTCTAGCAATACTGAATAAAAATAACTATGGTTATTTATCACCTGCAGATTTTAATTTATATGCTCAACAAGCACAATTAGA